TTTTATGATTAAATTTAAAATAAAAAAATTTAATATATTTTTTTATTATAATGAGCTCAATGATTAGATCAATTACTAGTGATTTTCCAGATGAATTAACATTAACACCTTTACCAGAATTATCATCATCCACTGTTTCTTCAACTTCTTCAAGTTTTTTATTCAATATCACTTGGCAAACCTGGATTATCATTATTTTAATATTAGCTTTAATTGGAATCAATATATTTTTTTATTTAGCAAAAGGAACTGAATTTGCTAGTTCTATATTTAATGATATTTTTGGTCCTATTCTAAAATTATTTGGTTACACTACATTAGAAACTACTAAACAAACTATTCAAACAAGTGCTACTGGAACCAAAGCTGGTGTAGATGTTGTTTCTAAAACTACTGTAGGAGCTATTAATGCTGGAGAAGATGTATTAAATTTACCTCAAGGACAAATGGCATCTTCCTCCCAACAAGGTACGCCTGTTCAACAAGCTATACAAACTTCAGATGGAAATGGTAGGGATTCATTAGAAAAAGCGTTAGAAAATGCTTCTTCTACCGTTAATCAAGGTCCTTCACCAGATGATTCTAGAAGTGTTTTCCAATCTTCCGGTAAATCGGGATGGTGTTTTATAGGTCAAGATGAAAGTGTTAGAACATGTGCTCAAATAGGAGTAAATGATATGTGTATGAGCGGAGATATTTTTCCAACTCAAGAAATATGTATGAATCCTAGTTTGAGACCATAATAATTTTAAAAGTAGTTTATTTTTTAAATTATTATTAAAAGAGAGTATTGTTTCTTTAATATAATTAAATACTCAATTAAAAAATAAAGTTAGAATTATAAGAATCAAAATATTCAGTATATAGTGGACTCATATTACTAAAATCAGAGTTTTTAGCGAATTGGAAATTGTATAAATAATTGCTAGTAACACTTGAGTTATTAAATCCAAATTGAGTAGTTCCAGAAGATAAGCGAATATTTAACGAATTTATTATACATTCAACATCATTTGGAACAAAAGTATTATATGTCTGTATCGCAAAGAATAAAACAGTATCATCTTGAGATACAATTGTTGAATCAATTTGTTGTAATGCTGTAACTGTATTTTTATTATTATTATTTACAGTCAATATCTCAGCCGTTGGTAGAGGAATTTTATTATATATATTAATTGGAACTTTATTACCTGTATATAAACAATATGATTTGTTTGCTGTAAGACTAAGCGATTCGGGATTAGTATCGGCTACAAAAGAATAACCAACTTTTGCGTTAACTATTCCAGTCCATAAATCACTAGCATTATTTTTTGCCTTAGTGAAAAAATGTATAGATGGTAAAGCTTTATTACTTTTTGCGAATATATTTAAGAACAATTGTTGTATATCTTTTACTTTCATGCCTTTATCAGCAGGAACATACCAATTAATTTTAAAAGTTTTATCGGAATTTGGATCGTGTCTTTTAAAATTCCTAAAATACCAACCATCTTCTACATTTTGAGACATTGTAGAAGGTATTGGCATTGGCGGAGATTCATCCTGCCAAACAGTTGGTAAACAAGCAATTGGAATAACATTATACGCTGTAGATACTATATCGCTAATTGAAACATTAATTTCGTTTGTCTTATCAATTACCAAACCATATTTGTCTTGAACATCGGTTAATGTTTTAACTACATCTGACTCTCCAACTAACTTGGTAATAACTTCGTAAACTTTATTAAAATTATCTAATTCATTTGAATCTTTTCCTAGAATAGTGTTAATTCTTTTTGATTGTTTCCATATTTCTCTATCAACATATTCCTGTGTTGTTAATAATTTGTTAGTACTAGAAGTAAAATTTTGTTCAGCTGTAGAATGAATTGTTATATCCGTCTTACTTAATATATCATTCGGTACATAACTAGTATATGGTAAATCTGAACTTGCTGAACCAGTAGATGCTGTAACAATAAATTTATTCGCTCCTACTTTTAAATCTTTAGAAACAGCAAGAGTATCAGACATAGTAACTGCTTTTGAAACAGCAAGAGTATCAGACATCGTTACAGCTCCGCCTACAGCAAGATTACCTCCTACACCAAGAGAATCCGAGACACTAGCAGCTCCGCCTACAGCAAGAGTTTCAGACATAGTAACTGCTTTGGAAACAGCAAGAGTATCAGACATTGTAACACGTCCGCTTACACTAAGATTACCGCCTACACCTATATTACCGCTTACACCTATATTACCGCTTACATTAAGAGAACCATAGACTTTAGCTTGACCGCTTTTAGCTGGTCCGCCTACAGTAAGAGTATTAGAAATAGAAACAATACCAGTATTTCCTAAAGTAATTTCTGGATTCTGTTCAGTTCCACCTATTTTTACAGTTTCTGTAGTAGTTATTCGGCCGTTAACATTCAACGAACCAGAGAATACTTCTCCCGTTGATGCGGTCACATTAAATGTCTCCCCTATTTTTAAATCATTTGCGGCATAAACTAAACCTGTATCTGATACTGTCATATGACCAGTTCCTACATTGAGGGAAGTGGAATTTATAGAACTTACAGTAGAAATTGAACCTAGAGTATTAAAAACACCGTCATTGCTAATCGTTAATTTAGGTGTTCCCTCTTCAGGAATAATATTTAATCCATTAGCAGAAATAATAGATTTTGTTTGTAATTCTAAAGCACCAATATCAAATCTACCTAAATTCTTCGTGTTATTCACTCTTACGTTAGGACCCATATTAGTACTCATAAATAATTTGATTTGGTTAACTACACCAGGATCAGGTTCAATTCTCGTTAAAGTAGCAGCTACCATACTTTATTATACACTATCCTAAGAATATATATTATACAAAAAAAATAATTCTAGAAAATATGTGCCTGAACATTTATATTTCCTTTAGGATCTGTAAGATATGTAAAATTTGCTACTGTATTTGAGGGTAACCTTATTTTCTTTTTTCCATTCATGGCAAACACAATATTATATATAATATGAGATGATTTAATTATTAATTCTGAATCAGTCTGATTACAAATTTGTACTACTCCATTTTTTGGGGGTTTAATAGGTAATTCTATATAACCAGTACTAGGTTGTTCATAATACGTAGTAGTATTAATAATTGAGGTATTAGTAATTTTGGTTTTAATATTTTCTACTGTCGGTAAAATTCCTTTTTTTAAATCTACTTTTTCTGGTAATATAGATTGTATAATTGGTTTTTCTGGTAATACAGATTGGTTAACTGCTTTTTCTGGTAATACAAATGATATAGATCCTTTTTTACGTGTTGACTCAGATAATGAACTTAATTTTAATGATGATGTATATGTAAGATCATCTGGTATATTTAATATGTAAATAGTAATACATACTACACCATCTCCTCCATTACCGCCTCTACCATGACTATTTGACAATGTATGACTTGAACCACCCCCACCTCCACCACTTCCATAAATACCATTCCCGCCATTTCCTGTAATAGTTCCTGAACTAGAAAATCTATTTCCACTACCACCCCCTCCTCCACTCCCCCCATATCCAAGTGTTCCTGTTCCATCACCGCTATCGGCATATTGATTTACTATACCACCTAAAGCTCCATTACCTCCATTACCACCTTCAGCTCCTACCGAGTCATAATAAACAGCCTGGGGATCAGAAGTTCCAGTATTAAAAATACAACCAGCTCCTCCACCGCCACCTGGCGCACTATTAATACCAGAAAATCCTGGAGATGAAATGACAAAACCAGTATTATTAGCAGTAGGGGTTCCAATTCCTCCTGAATCGCCTCCGTTTCCTCCAGAAATATTTATTAATCCACCAGATGCTGACCCTCCAATACCACCAGGATTAGTTGTATTATTTCCAGAAGGATATAATGAGGTATTATATTTTCCCCCAGTTCCTCCATTACATTTTATATTTAAACTTAACCCATCAGAAAATGACGATAAAGTACCAGGAGAACCATCAGAATAATCACCTCTTGTACCACCTTGTCCAACTGTATAATTAAATATTGTTTGACTAGAAATATTAATATTATTTGATGTAGAAAAGCCACCAGCACCTCCACCACTACCACCAATACATCCTTGTTGAGGATTTCCGGAAATAAGTACTACTCCTGATCCGCCTCCTCCACCGCCACCGATAACTGTTACATCATAACATGTAGCCCCTTTAGGAAGAGAATATGTATATGTTCCAGGCACTGTTTGATTAATTTGTACACTTGTTTTACTAAGAGTTTTTGTAATAGATGGGTCAGAAATTAAATTATTTGAGCCACTAGATTTTGAAATAATGAAATAACTATATTCAATATCATTTTCAATTGCTAATTCAGTTGAACGTTCAAACCCCTCTGCTATTTTTATTAATACATCGTTTTGATAAATAAGAAAACTTGATACAGGTAAACATGTTTCGTTTTGTTCCCAAAATAATGTTACAGTGTTAGAATTACAATTTGCTGATATAAACGTAATAACTGGAGAAAAAGGTCTTACAGCACTAATAGTAGTTGTATCTTCAGGTCCAGTTGTATATGGCCATTTATTTCCACTATTAGACATTGTATATCTTTGTCTAGGATACCAAGTTGGTGTTCCGTCATTCCAACATAGATCCTGAATTCTACCTGGAACATTGGAATCAGTAGTAGGATTACATAATTGTTGTGATAAATGTTGTTTTGTGAAACCAGTACAAATATCTTCTTGAATAGAGCAAATTAAGACTCCTTCATCTTGTATAACAATTGGGTCAGGTTTTGCCTCAGAAGGTACTTCAGGAATAAAATTATCATTATTTGAAGGAATAGGATTATTCGGTTGAGGAGGAATCACTATAATAGTTCCTCCCCCTCCTGTAGATGGTAAAGCAGGATAATTATTTTTATCAAATTGTAAACAAGTAACTGGTAATAAAGTAGGACCTAATGGTAATCTCGTAATAGAATCAAAAGCAATATTAACTTTCCCAACACGTTTTAAAGAAGTTATATTGGGATTAGTATAACCACGAGTAGATTGCGTTGCCCATGTAGTATTACGATTAGTCCATTGACCTTGAGCAATTTTAGAATATTTCATATTCTTAGTTAAATTACCACTATTAGCCTTGTATTGTAAAATATTTCCTTTATTTAACATATCCAACTTTTCTTTTAATTCAGAAGCAATAACTAATTGTTTAGAATATGGAACTCTAACCAAATCATCAGGATTAACAGAGTAAGATGTAACAACAGAGCATTCATTTTGTACTCTAGACCAAGCCCTGGGAGGACGTGGTAAATAACAATTACTATTAAAACAAGACATCTTAATATATCCACTTTTAAAAAAGTGGAGCAAAAAATATTATTTTTTTATTTTCTGGGTTTTCTTGATTTCCTAGATTTTCTTTTTATTCTTTTTGATTTTTTTACTCTTTTTGTTCTTTTACCACCATAATAGCCGGCAATGTTTTTCTGTAATTCAGTTGATAAAGTAGTTAAAGGATATGTTCCCATTTTAGAAATATGTTCAAAAGTATAAACTTTATATCCATTTAATGGATTAATACTTACTGAAAATGGCTGATTAGGTTTATCATTAAATATAAAATAGGCCCTATTATTATCGGGAGAAAATCTGGAAAATGTTCCAATTTTGCGTATGTTACCATTTGCTAAAAGAAATCGTCTACCACGATCCTGTTCAGTTAAAGTAATAGGAGTAAATTCACTTAAATTTATTGTTTTATACCATTCAGGATTTGCCATCTATATAATATAAATATAATTTACTAAATATTTATAAAACTGATTTAAAAACAATATCATAGTATGATTAATATAAAATGTTAACTCGTAGATTATGTACGGTAAATACAATGTTAAAAACTTCAGCATTGAATGTTTTTGAAAAATCTTGCTATCATAAGATTGATTTTAAAATTAATGAAGAAGCTTCTGTAAAAGATGCTGTAAATCGTTTTACCGCATTTAATATTGGTTGTTTAGCAGTTACAGATAAAAATAATAAAGTTGTAGGAGTATGTTCAGAGAGAGATTTTATTTCAAAGGTTTCCTCATATGAAAAAGATTTGAAACAAACAAAGGTTAAAGAAATATGTACATATTCTCCATTAATAATAGCTAAAAAGACAGATTCTTTGGAAACATGTATGAATAAAATGATGTTCAAAGATATTCGTCACTTACTTGTAGTAGATGATAAGAATGAAGAGTTTGTAGGTATTATTTCAATAAAAGATTTAATTAAAGAAATAATAAAGAAGAATGATGATAAAATTACAAGATTAAGTGATTTTAAATTAGGTAAAGGTGCGTTTTTTGGTAGTGAATAAAAAATATTATTTATTTTATTATGGATTAAAGGTATCTTCAGTTCCGTAGAAAAACCATCTTAATGATAAATAATTATTATTTTTGATATTTATACCATTGGAGCCTTTCATATTAGTGTTAGGGCCTCTTTTAACCAAATTACTAATAGAAGCAGTTCCTAATGCGTAATTATAATACCATAAATTAGATATATAACCGGCAAATCCACCATTGGGCGCAATATAAACATTTCCATAGTTTTGTTTAGGAACACCATGTAAATTATGACTTTTGATGATTGTTCCATTAATATAAACATCAATAGTACTATTTTGGCATCTAATAATTATATTAACCCATTTATTAAGGGGAATATCGTTAACAGTAATTTTTTCATTAATGACATTAAATGTATTCATAAAAATAATTAAATCATTTGTATTAGGAGCAATATAAACTCCAGGTGCGTTATTCGGGAAATTTAACCCTAATGAATCAGAATCATTAGGATTGGATGAAAAATCATTGCCTTTATAAAAAACACATTTATATTTACCAGAATTATAAGTTAAATCATCAATATAAATCCATGTTGACCAAGTAAATTCAATACCGTCGTTAGCATTAACAGACCTAGAAATAGGGATTGCTCCTTCAATTGAAGGATCTTGATTAATAACAATTAATTGTTTAGCATCAACCATTCCATTGATAAGTTTTGGTGAATTAGAAGGTGATAAATAGTATCCTAAAATAGAAATTCCTAAACGAAGTAAAACAATAAAAACAAATAAAACAAGGAGTAAAAAAGCTACTTGTGCTACAAGACTATTGGAATCAAGAAAATCTTGTGTTGAACTAATATATTTATTTGTATTAAATTGATTAAATGTTGAACCAGAGCTAGTATTCATATTATATATATTATACTTTTAAAAAAAGTATAATAAATGTTAAAATTAAAATAATCTTATTTAAAAACTAAAACTAGAATCCTCAGTATCACCTTCCATTAAAGAAACCTTGACAGTATATTTGCCAAATAAATTACCTAATAAACTACCACCATATCCAGATTTGTAAATATTCCAAGCTTTCTGTGGATCGCATGAATCAGGCCAATATTGGAATTTTGAGGTCCAACCTGAAAATCCACCCATAGGCGTAACATAAATAGGAGCAGATGAATCAATCTTAGCAACCCCCGGTAAAACACAGGTTCTAACTAATTTACCATCAATATAAATATCTAATGAGCGTCCATAACAACTGACCAATAAATTACACCATCTTTGAATAGGCACATTTGCTACAGGGCAGTTATGAACAATAAAATTGGAACCATCTGTAGGTTGTTCATCTAAACCAGGATAGACCGCTAAAGAAACAACAATATTATTTTGAAGTGGGCCTAATACAACCGATGGACATGGTTCTTTATCAGAAGCTCCAGAGGTCATACGTCCAAAAATAACTTTAGGTTCACCATAACGATAATTCCAATCATCAATAAAAAACCAAATAGAATATGTAAAATTACTAGTACTACTCTCAGATGAAGAAGATGCTAAATCAGTTGGCTCAACTTTTTGCATAGTTTTGCCCGATATAAGACCAGATAATGTATTTACATCTTTTGTAACATATCGTATAACAATAACTAATAAAACAATAATAATTACAAATAATATTATATTTTTGACTTCCATTATATTATACATTTAGAAATTTTCTATTTTATAAAAATATTAAATACTATTTTTTACTTCGTTATAAAAGGTATAATTTTATTTGTATTTTCAGGTATTATTGGAGGATTTTTATCTTTTAATGAATTATATAATTTATAAATAGTCAAAATATCAATTGGATTTTTAAAATACATTAAATTTGCTATATTCCCACTAATACCATTTTCTGCCCCAGTAGTTAACATATCATATTTCATATATGGAACAACTTCAATAGCAGATTTAACCAATTTGCCATTGTAAAATACATCTAAAGTTCCGCCGTTAAAGTTTAAAACAATATGATTCCATTTTTGTAGCAATACATCAGGATGTTTATAAATAATTCTATTACCATCAGCGTCTATTTCATTACTAAAAGGCATATCTTTAACTTTTTCAATTGTATCTTTAATCTTATCTTGAACATTTGTCCATTTTTTACCAACTGATTCAACGGAACTATCTTGTAAAGAATATTGATTATAAAAATTTTCGTCCGTTTTTTGCTTCATGGTAATATATAATGTGTTATCTTTGGAACTATATTTAATAGCAGGATTATCACCATAAGAAAGTATTGGCACTATTTTCAAATAAGAAGAATTAGTACTTGGAGGAAAAGAATCTAAATAAAACCAAAAAGATAAAGCATATTGATAATCAAATTTATCATTTCCCGTTAATGATTGATACGCTGCTATATTAGATAAAATATCTGTTGGAATAGGTTGATTAATTAATTGTTGACCTCCTTGTTTTAATATTTTGTTTGTAATATAGGAATGAGCATATAATATCCAGAAAAAATAGGAAGATAATAATAATAATGATAATCCCAACATTTTTAATTCAAATGTATTAGGGGGCTTAAAAGCACTCTCAGTTCCTGGAGGACCTTTTACTATTCCAAAAAATTTGCCTAAGAAATTTAGTGAACTAATTAGTAAACATGGAATATATAAAATTGTATTTAAGAACAAACGATAATATGGATTTCTATCTAAAAACCCACCAGCGTTTGCTAATTTATAAATAATACCTAACATTCCACAAAATAATAATAAATTAAAAATAATGTGACCCCATGAAGAGGGTTTTGAAGCATCTTGATCAAAAACACCCATGAATTTCAAAGAATAAAATATTAATAAACTGGATAACCCAATTGAACCTAGAATATATAAAGCTCTTATTATTAATGATAAAACTCCAGGTTCATTTTTAAGTAAATTAGCTTTTGAGGGATTAGCTAGATAAAATTGATAAATAGTAATCATTATCATGAAAATTATTCCTACGAATAATGTAAAAAAAATAGTTGGTCCACCATAATTAGTCATAATATTCCAAGGATTAACAAAATACAATAATACAACTAAAAATAAAAATACAAAAAATATAGCAGTATATTGAGTTCTTAGAGCAAAAATGTTTTGAATATTATTAGGCAATCTATGTAAAATAAGATTGTCTTTATTCTTACCATTACTATAAATAGATATAGTTATTATTAAAAATAATATAATTATAAAGAAATTGAATATCATGGCTGTATTATTTTCAGGTGGCTTGTCAGAAAAAATACCTCCTACAGCTAACATAGAAAAAAATCCTGCTAAACCAATGATTAAACTTGTAATTATTATTGCGGGTAAAAACCATGGTTGTGTTGCCATTGAGAATGTAGATAACCATGCTTTTTCTGGATTAGATAAAAAAATTACAACCTCTTTAATAATAAAAGCAAAAAATAATAAAATAGGCCCTGTTATAAAAATTTCATACCCCAGTATTTTATTAAATCCATTTGGATTTGTAAATTTTAAAATTAGAATTAGAATAAAAAATAAAAATAGACAAGCTGTAAAAATATCATATGAAACTAAAAGTTGTTCTAAAGATTGAGTTTTTTTTATATTAGGGGTTTCCATATTATTATTATATAATATTTATTTTCTTCCTTCGTTGTAAATAATCTATAGTTACTTCCTTCGTTGTAAATAATCTATAGTTACTTCCTTCGTTGTAAATAATCTATAGTTACTTCCTTCGTTGTAAATAATCTATAGTTACTTCCTT